TTGTAAAGCATTAGCATAAACAGAATTAGCTGCTAATTGTACAGCAGTTATAGAATTGGCTGCTATTGTTGCTGCTGTAACTGAGTTTGCTTGTAAAGCATTAGCATAAACAGAATTAGCTGCTAATTGTACAGCAGTTATAGAATTGGCTGCTATTGTTGCTGCTGTAACTGAGTTTGCTTGTAAAGCATTAGCATAAACAGAATTAGCTGCTAATTCCACTGCTGTTATAGAATTAGCAGCTATTTTATCTGATGTTATAACTCTTGCTTGTAACGAAGCAGCATATACACTATTAGCAGCTAGTTCAACTGCAGTAATAGCATTAGCTGCCAGCCTATCAGAAGTAATAGCCCTTGCTTGAATCGCATTTGCATAAACTGCGTTAGCTGCTATTTGAACAGCTGTTATTGCATTAGCAGCTATTTTCGCAGTTATTATAGAATTAGCTGCAATTTGATTAGCACCTATGGCTTCCGCGGCTATCTCTGTGGCGCTTATAGAACCCGCTGCAATTTTACCAGCAATTATGGCATTAGCAGCTATAACGTTAGAAGTAATAGCACCAGCTGCAATTTGGCTAGCAGTAATGGTGCCAGCAGCCATTGCTCCAGCAGTAACAGAATTGGCGCCAAGTTTATCTGCGGTAATAGCATTTGCTGCGATTTCAGTTGCGCCAATAGCTCCTGCAGATATTTTTCCTGCTATTATAGCACCTGTAGCTATTTTATTGGAAGTAATTATTCCGTCTTGTAATGCTGCACTATTAATAGAATTAGCACCAACACTAACATTTCCAGATGTTGATTGTATATAACTATTATAGTTATTCCAGGCTCCGTTTACATTAATGTATAAATTTGATTGATTTGTCCAAAATAATGTTCTTCCACTATCGGCAGCAGTTGTTGCCGGAAGACTAGCCCCAGTATAAATTTGTATGCCAGTTAAAGAATTGGCAGTGGGTGTTAAAACTTCAGTTGAGGATTTGAATGCTCCGCCGCTGTATATGTACAAAGCGCCATTAAACAGAACTTGGCGACCTTCAAAATTTTCTGTATTAGGTAAAGAATTAACTACTTGTACACCTGCGATTGAATTTGCGTTAGGAGTAAATGCTGCACTTGCTGTTGTCCAAGCAGTGCCACTCCATACATATAATCCATTGTCAGTATTATTTAATACAGCTTGCCCAGTAGTAGTGCCCGGCGTATTTAAATTTGATACTATTCCTACTCTAGAAGGAGTATTAGCAGTTATAGATGACACTAAATTACTTACATTTCCTAGTAAGGAAAAATCTATAGTTGCTAATGCATTTCCAAGATTATTTAAGTTTATTAAGGAAATATTAGCAAGGGCATTATTTAATGCTGATAGATTTACTGCATTAACATTGGCTAAAGCATTATTTAATGCTGATAGATTTACTGCATTAACATTGGCTAAAGCATTATTTAATGCTGATAGATTTACTGCATTAACATTGGCTAAAGCATTATTTAATGCTGATAGATTTACTCCAGTAACATTAGCCAATCCAGAATTTACATAGGTTGTGGTGGCATATCCTGTTAAATTGGCTGTTACATTACCACCGCCCCCAAGTCCTATTACATATGTAAAGTTATCATTTATCTTATTAAAAGCAGTGCGTAGAGGATCGCCTGTACCATCGTTTGCGCTAGAACCTATATTAACGTAACAAAATGCCATTTATTTTTCCGTTGAATTAGACTTTACTAACTGAACTAGTAGTGATTTAATTTCCGCAATGTCTGATTTTATAATATTTATTTCTTCATGTAATCCATCAACTTTTTGATTAATTCTTTTTTTATTTTTATATTCTTTAAGAGCCACAATATCTGCATTAATTAAAGAATTATTAGAAATATTTTTAAGAAATTGATTTTCGTCTTCGATTTTAATTAACATCATATTACCGCTGTTGCTAAAAGATTTTTTATTTTTGGCGTATAACCATTTTCAGTATCACCATACATTACAATTTTTACTTGAAATTGATTAAAGGAGCTAAAATTTGTGACAACACCCCCGACATTTGCAGCATAAGTTAAATTAGAAGCATCTGTTTCTAATATTCTATAAGTTTCTGGTATATAAGCATCATCACTTGTTCCAACTGATATTTTTCTAGGCGATACAACGGAATAACTTGCACCAGATGAACTCAAAGAATTTGCAGAGCTATACAAAGGCATATATACCCAATTTCTATTTTCTATTTTAGAATCTAATGCATTATCAAAACTACTTTTTACTCTGCAGAATACATCTATATCTGTATTGTTTTTTCTATTAATATTTAGTTTTACTTCTAAACCTGTGGAATCAAAATCTGGATTTAAAGTGATTACTTTACTTATATACTTAGATTTACCATAACCGTTAGTATATAATTTTTCTGATTCTTTTATAAAAGGTTGATCGTTTAAACTATCTATTTCATACTTAGCAGTTGCAAATACAAGTGAAGACATATTTAATGCTGGACTTATATTTTTATCTTTATTTACAAGTGTAAATCTTACTTTAGCATCGCCTTCATTTAAGATAGATCTAACAGAATTTAGTCTTTTAATAGAACCTGTGGGCAAATTTTCATAATCTAATAATGTCCCGCCTGCATTTTTAGTTTGTAATTCAGCACTAATATTAGTATCATCGCCAAAAGATATAGTTGAAACTTGAACAGCTGCAGCTTGATAAGTAAATCTTGCAGGAGCAGTAGATGCATTTCGTTTAACAAAAGTTTTAGAACCAGTCTCAAAAATTGCCTTATTAATTTTGAATAATATACTTGCGCCCTTTTCTTCTACCTGCGCCCCAGTATTGGTCATTTTAAAAAGTTTACCCACATTCGGTTGTTTATTAGATAACGTATTGGTAGAATCCAACGACACAAATTCTCCTACTCTACTTATATAGATACCATAATTTTCATCGGGTGTTTTAACACATAGTGCATATTCTTTTTCTGGAAAGAGATACACGGGATTTTGAAACTTAAATTTTGTTGATGTGTATGGAGACGTTGTTGCTACGTTAATGCTGGAAGGTGGCAAAAATACACTTGAACCGTCTAAAATTCTATTAGAAGGCAAACCATCAATAACTTCTCTTAATTCAATTCGCACATCTAAACCGCTATTTGATTTTTGATAAAAATATAATTCTATAGAAGTGCAAAATAATCCGTTTCTATAATTTTTGGAATCTATAACAAAAGTTTGAGCCAAAGGATTAACACTAGTTGTTAGTACATTTTTAGCATTAGAAGTATCTGTAGACGTATCAGTTAACCCAGTATTATTTATACTTAATGCATTATTATTATCTACTACATAAGAGCTTCTTGTACTATCACCGGGAGCTATTATTCTCATAGGTATTCTAGCTACTAGTATGCTTCTTACTGCAAGAGTGGGCTGAGTTGATGTACTATCTTCTTCCAAAAATACTCTTTGCCCATTTCTTTGTTGTATTACTGTAGTTGTATTAGCAGGTTGTCTTACAACAAAATCTATATTTACTATACCCGGAGTAGTTAATATATCTAGCCCCAAAGTATCAATAATAATTAACTGCCCAGAAAGTCTACCGGTAGTTACATCAGTTACTAATCCATCTCCAAAACTTTTACCAGTTTGCGCAGCACATTGAGTAAAATCTATTCCTTGAATTTCAACGTAAACTTCTTGCCCCGGATAATCTGTAGAAATAATAAATTCTTGTTGTATTGCTGGTAAGCCCATTAAATCCCCCCACCAAGTAATTGGATCACGCCTTGTTTATTTTCTGCAAAAGCCAACTCTATTAATTCTTCTACAGTTTGTGAGTCTTGCTGACACGTAAAAACGTTAGAAGAAAAATTATATAGATTAAGATAAGTATTAGATAAAGCGTAATCTAATCCAGTATTTATATTCAAATTGGAATAAACATTACTATTTGACAGTATGGATGAGGTATAATTATTTACATATGTAGTTGTCAATGCATTACTATTGAATACATTAGAAAAAACAAAATCCTTTGGTGGCACTAAGACACTATATGAATTAGTCACGAATACATTTCCGCCGACATTGCCTGGCATAGTGTTAAAGGATTCTAATACTCCTGAATCATAAAATCCTGACCCATTATTTTGTATTAGTGAGTTTGACCAATTTGAACTAGATTCTAGAGTATTTATCCCAAATACATTTATACCATCTGCCTGCATAATTCTAGATATATCAGTTATAGCATTGCCTAACCAATTGTAAGTTATATTTGCATTGGCAATATTATTTTGCCTTTCTTTTAATAATAAACCAACTAAGTCTACATATGCTTGTTGAGTAGCTGGTGTACTTAAAGCTTCTATTGTAATTTCGATGGACATCTTAAAATCCTAATAATATTTTTTCTAACTTTTCATAATCTACCATCAGTAAATCGTCATTTTTTATTACCAAATGTGGGTGAGTTAAAAGTAATTCTTGAGCTAATACCCCTACTTCTTTTTTGCCAAATATTTCATACTGATAAATGTTTATTCCAGATTTATCTTTATAAATTTTTCTTATATTTTTCTTTAAATTGGCATCAGAAAATATCCTTTTGAGTAATTTATATCCTACATAAACTGCACCAATAACTGGTATAGCTGTTGCAACAGCTCCAACTACTGATCCTGCAATTGCTGCTGTAGATGCAGAAGCACCGAGTGCACTGGCTGCACTCGCAGCCACGCTACCAACAGCTGCGCCACCTGCAGCCAGTGCGGATGAAACTGCCCCCAATCCAACAGATTCAAGTGCAGCTGCTCCTATTGTGCTAACCGCTGTAGCACCACTATATAATCCTCCTGCTGCAATTGTACCAACTGAACCCAAATATGCACCAGCACCGCCAACAGTCAATCCGCTTGCCAATGCTGCAGCACCACCTATAGCCAACAAAGATACTTCAGGAGTAGAAATAAACCCTGTACCAACAGATTTTACGCCTCCATTATTAGGGTTAACTGTTGAAACTGCTACTTCACTCTGATTACTTGCATTAGTTATTTTAGAAAATGTAGGCTGTGAAACATTAATAAAAGCTTCTTCTTCTAAAATATTAAATGTTACAATATCGTTCTCTACATGCAAATCTGGTTCAGAATCAAAAAACAAACTATATGATACAGCCGAGAATGAAGGTTTTAGTTCCTTATTTACTATATCCACAGTACAGGTTGAATGAGGACTTCTTATGTCATTGGGAACTATATTAGAAAAATCATCTACCAATATACCAGTTTTAAATAGCAATAATTCTGTATTTCCCTGTTCGAAAACTTGATTATTTAATGCTATAATATCAAGTCCTTGTTTTTTAACTCTTTTTTCTAGATCTGTGAGTCTGGTATTCAAGTTATTAATATCTGACATAGTATATCTTGGTGCACTATTATAAAGTATTCCAATATCAGAAGAATTTTTAGTAAAAGGAGGAACAGCCAATGTAGCAACTAAAAATCTATCTTTGGATGATTCATCGGATGGGGGTTTAGGATATAGGCCCGGGGTTCCTTGAACTACATAAAAATTGTAACCCTTTTTATCCTTTGTAGCTTGTCTATTAGAAAGATATAATTTATCAATACGAGCATGATAAAAATCATAATCTATTTGCAAAGCGTTTTCCAATACAGGATTTGGTACTACATAAGTATTAGAATTATTATCTGCAAACCAATTAGCAGCTACATTAGTATCATTTTGCTTAGGTCTAAAATCTAAACAATTTCTTAAATCAAACGTAGTACCGTCTTGTGACCTATATAATGGAATATTATTTTGTATTTCCGCCGGATAGGATAGGAAATTAATAACACCCGATCCTGAATGAGAAAAATAATCTAATACTAAAACTACATTGCCTGGATTATAATTTTGAATATTTCCTTTGTATGTAATAAATGCATGCCCATAATGAGTATCTTTTATGCCATTATCAAAAGAATACAATGGTGCTGGTTCCTTAGGTACTAACTGCCAGTATGTAGTATTTGTAATAGCTTGCCCTGTAGAACCAGTTATTGCTCTGTAAATTGTACCATCTTTTGAAACAAAATCATTAGTAGTATATGTAGTTCCAGAACTATATTCTCTGCGAAAAGTGTTACTACCAATTGAATATATACCTTTTAGAGCATAGATATCCGATCTAAATGTACTATAACCAGCATTAGATATTTGTATACTAATAGGTTCAGTTACATAATTTCTATTTAATAATTTAGTTTTTCTAGATAATTCACTATTATAAACAGTAACATACAAATCAATAGAACCTGTAACTAAATAGGAACTAAGATTTATAGTTAAAGAATTTTTATCTGCATTTAAACTAAAATCGACATCATCTATATTAATTGGTTGGCCAGCAGCTAAAGAGCCCGAAGATGTTGATCTAACCAATGCTTGATAATACCTTCTCTTAGTATCATCTGGTAAATTTCCAGCATTCCCAACAAATTGTTCTGTACCAGATAAAGTAATTGTTGTAGAACTTCCTGTTACAGTTTGATTCTCAATTTTTTTACTATGGTATATTCTTATATTTGAAATAGATTTAAGATATTTGTCATCTATAGGAAAGAAAAGTCTTTTTCTAGATCCTATTTCATAACCCGCAAGTAAACCGTCAGTACCAAAGCCTTTAGTAGCATTTACATTGGCAAAGAACTTGGGTGCATTATATGTGCCGTTGTTACCACCAAATGTGGAAAATACATTATTTTTACTAATAACAGATCTAATATCTCTTACTGTAGCAGATGCGGAAGAATGATAATACCATAGGGGGTATAATCTAAATCTTGTATTGTTTCCCTCTCCCCCATCATATACTATGTGGCGAACTAGCAGATATCCGATAGCTGTGCCGGGATTTGACATAGCTGCTCTATTAGTAGTATTATGACATTCTAGAACATCATATAACTTAAGTTTATTCGGATCAAGATAGCCAAATTGGGGGTTATCTATAACGATATATTCATCTTGATTTACATCTACAAAAATATCTTCTAGGCTATCATAAGTTTTGGATTTCAAAACATTAATTTGTGTTGGACCCACTGTTTCTATAGATTGCCCACCTACTACAACTTTACCAGGATTGATATGAAATTTAGCAAAAGTATCATCTATACTAGACCCCTTAGGAGTAAGCCTAAACGGCCTTATTTCGTAATTGCCAGATTCGTCATAAGTTCTCTCTGCTATGATATTGTTTAAATATATAGGCAATGTATTTTTTGCGTTTTCTATAAACTCAGTTCTGCCTTCTACAAATCTTACTACTTCTATATAGTCATCTGTAGTATCGGGAAGATTACCACTACCCAAATCCACGCTATCTATAGTCAAAGTTGTTTTTAATCTATCAGCGCCGGGAGCTAGATAATTAGAACTTTCAAATGCTGGATCTAGTAATGTTTCATCTTCAGAATAATCTATTAATGATTCTGAATATTTTAAAATAATTGATTTGGTTGGCGCGTTAGTATACTTATCTGGGACAACAGATTGAGAAGGTATTTTAGTATAGTAACCATTCTTATAATATATTCCCGAAGAAACTGAAACTATAGAACTTAAACTTGTATTTTTTCTCCTAAAATACATTATAGTTGACGTAGTAATATCATTTTTTAATGTATTATTTAAACGTATACCCAATGTTCCTAAAATTTTAGTAACTACTAAACCTTTTCTAAATGGTAAGGGTAAATCTAATTCATCGCCTATCTTTAGAGGAGCAGACAAACTGGTAAATGTTATTTCATCATCATATGCAGAAGCTGATGCTGTAGCAGTAATTACTGTGTTAAATTCAGTAGTTTCTATAGCAGCAATATCAGAAGATCTATTAAAAGCATTGGTAAAATTATTATAAATCCTTACTGTTTCATTTTCATTGAATTCAAGGACACCTTTAAAGGACTCAACAGATATAACTAATGTTGCAGGATCATCTAGATCAGGATCATTTTTAGCATAGGCAAATCTTACCAATCCGATTGTATTACTAGTGGTTCCCGTTATATACTTGCCAACATAGGATGATACATTTGATCCTGTGCCAGTTAGTTTAACTGATCTTATTATTTGTCCATGTTCATCATCAAGTATATTAAAGCTAACTGGCTCATTTGTTATTCTTGCTCCGTCGCCGTAGATACCGTCAGCTGTTTTAGAAATACTATTATGAAAGACAGACTGTATCTGATTTAGTTCTCTTGACTGTACAGAAACCCCAGGTTTGAAAAGTATTCTTTGATAATTTTTATCATCAATAAAATCATCATAATATGGAGAACCCGAAATATTTACTATTGCCATGTTTGTACCTTAAAATTCTATAACTATATGAACATTTTCTGATTGATCATATGATCTAGTTATTTTTTCCCTGTTTTCTATGTATAATACCTCTCCTGAATATTTTTGCACTTCAGGTGGCTCGATTCTTAAAATTCTAGCAAATGCAGCGGAAGATTGACCAGTTATGCCTTCGTTTACTGCAAAAGACGTAACGCCTGTAAGATATTCTTTGGGCGATGCATATTTAATAAGTATATTTGGAGCAACTAAATTGGCACTTAGTATAACTGCATTTCCTAGATTAATATTCCCCACAAATTTTTCATCCAATGAAAATGTGCCAGATATTCTGCGCGCAGTAATTCTCCCAGTTGCACTTAGTGTAACGTTAGAAGCCAAGCTGCCTTGATAATCTAAAGGATTCTTTATTAATCCTATTCTTCTATAATCATTTACTATAGGAAAATCTTCATCTCCCTCAACAAAATTAAATCTACAATTAATTATTACATGCCTCGCACCCAGATCTTCTTTTATTTTTCTGCCATGGCCCGTTATTGGAGTCAGTATAGGTCTTACATTGGCATTGGATCCATTGCCCGTTATAATAGCTTCTGCATATGTATATCCTGATCCAGGATTAGAAATATTAACCCCTGTGATAGCACCGTTAGTTATAATTGGTGTACCAACAAATGATGAACCATTTCCCACCACAGTAATACTTGCTGAGGAATAATCATTGCCTCTATTCAATAATTCAAAACTTCGAATTTCGCCACCAATTGCTGCCAATGAAACATCACTATCAGTATTAACAGGCATATATCTAACAGTGAGAAATTTTAGTATGTCGTCATCTGATAAAGAATACAAATATTTCCATTTATAATTATCAGCTGTTGTAAAAACACTTGTAGATATCCCAGAGGGTTTGACCGTAGAAATGGATTCATTATTATTATCAACACATAAATAAACTCTATACTGAGGCAAAACTAAAGCATAAAAATTACTGCCTATTAAAGAGGAATTTTTATCATTGTATCTAGAATAAACTACACCCGGGGCCCAATCAATTCTTGGTAAAACTAATTTTACATCGTTAGAATTGATTCTTTTTAAAGACAGCATATCATGCCATGCATCTTTTTCAGAAAAAGCATAATTGCCTGGTGTTTCTGGAGCAGATTCATTAACCCATGAGGTAGATTTACCTATAAATGCATAAAATTTAGTATTAGAATCAGCAAAGGAATTTACCAGTGCATTAGCTAAAAATGCTCTAAAATTATTAGTTATTAATTGGGGCATTTAATTATTTATTATAAGTATCCGAATATTAAAATTACGTGATCAGCATTGATAGAAAATTTAAACCCTGTTTTGGAAAATGTATAAAAGGTAGAATTTGCTAGTATTTCGTTATTAAAGTAGTCAGCAGTCAATCCTAAGTAATCCTGCACTTCAGATTTACCAGTATCATTTATTATACTATCCAAATCTTTTATTAATAAAACATCACCAAATACTTCCACACCAGAAGGATGAATAGTTGTTTTGACTATTTCCTTCCATTTACTTGTAGTTTCGCTACTTCTAATTACATAGGAAAATGGTTGATAGTATAATATACTAGAATCAGGTGAATCAGCCAAAGCACCTTGTATTTTATATCTATCCGACAATCTACCTTTACTATTTAATAAAAATCCTTTATTAGTTTTTAGAATACCCAAATTGCCCCTCAAGGAAGCAGTAGAGTTTAATGTCAAATTTGCACTTAAATTAGTATTAGAAAAACTATTCAGATAAAAAATAAATCTTTTATCGTCAACTATTTTGGATATAGTAACAGTATTAGTTCCATCATTAAAATTAGATAAAGTATTACCATAGTATTTAAGTGTTATTGAATCATTTTTACTCAAATAATGATAAGTATTTGATATGAAGATTACTTTTCTACCAATAACTGATACGTTTCCTTGTAATAATTTTGACGGTGAATCAATTTCTACATTAACAAATGAAGGGGTAAAACTTGTACTAATTGTTGAACTAGGATAGTAAACACCAGAATCTACTACAGTTATTTCTTTTATTTCACCAAAATTATTTACTTTTGATACTTTTAGTGTAGATTGCAGATGTCTAACATTAGCATTTAAATCATATCCTTTACCACCATTTAATATCTCTATAGATGCCAGTTGATAATATGTGTTTGCTTTAATATTAGAAGAAAGTGAAGAAACAATAGTTTCTTTTCTAAAGTTTCCATCTATATTTTCTAAGTAAAGTTCATAATATTCAGTAATATCATCAGAAACAGATCCGAACCCAAATAACTTATTTGGTTTAAGTATTTTAAGAACATTTACTACCTTTGCAGTAGCATTTGAATCTTGACCTGTTATTATAGTATTTAGTGCACCAAATATATTTGCACTGTTTACTGGCACAACTAATAGTGTCTTATAATTTTTCCATCGTCCATCGGAAGCCTTAAAAATGAAATCGCCAGGATATGAAAATTCTATAGTATTATTATAAAGAACTCTAAATAATAATTTAGCAGCTTCTTCTGTCCCCTTAGTTTCGTAAATATTTCTAAAAAATTTTACAAAACTCTTTTTATTTGTTAATAAGTTTCTAGGTATATCTGATCCATAATTTTTAAAAAATGATTCCACCAATGATACGTTAGCTGTATCTATTGTTTTTTCTACGTCTGCATACAATATAGCATTTTGTAATACTTCCGTAGGATTGGTTTCTTTTTCTAAAAATTTATAGTATGCTTCTACAAAATGAATAAATTTAGAATAATCTGCAGTTACTATGTTACTACCTGATACATATGAAACATAATCTCCTCTAATGTAATCAGGTATTTGACTTACAACTAATGCCGAGGTATTACTTATTAATTTAGGCATTTACTGCTATCGTGTTTACAGTTAATCCAGATTCTGTGCCCGTTTCAATATCAAAATCACTATTATCTAGTAAAATAATTTGATTAAAATTTACAGTAACATCTAAAAAATCATTTTGAGGTTTTATCATTATTTTGATATCTGAACCGTCTCCATAATATCCGTATACATTTAATTTTGGAATAGTTATTTCACCTGTACCATAATTTATAGTTCCAAAATTGCTATTTACTACTGCTTCGGTGGTAGGATCAATTAATCTAACTACACCAAATCCAGAATAATTTGGTGTATAATCATTTGGCAAATCTTGCATAACGACAGGATTTATATTTGTATCCGCAACAAATGCAAATCTAGTAGAATTTAAACTTCCGGGCATTACACCAATATAAAATTTTATACTATTAGTTCCAGTAAGTATATTATCGGTATTCAGTGTAGGTTTTATTCTCTTTTGAACTTTCAAAGTCATCAAATTACCAAGTATTGATTGATTAGTATTATCAATCAACTTGGATAATTTGGAATAAATAAAATCTTTATCAAACTTTTTAAGATCAGTATTAAAATAATCTTGTATCGTTTCTATTACTTGAGTTTTAAGATCATCTGAGGATATAGTTAAAGTCTTGTAATCATATTTTACTGAAGTATTTAAATTGATATAAAAATATTCAGGATCTACATATTCAGGATTTACTGAAAGTATTCTTTTGGATTTTAAAAAATTAGTTATTTCGTCTTGTATTTCCGTGGTTATCGTAAGACCTGAAGCTGGACTAAGAGCCACCATCACTTTACCATATTTTTTTGGTATATTGTCCTCCCCTCCCCATACTGCAACAGAATCAATTAATCCTGGATTATAAGAATCAATTAATACTTTATAATCATTAGAATTTACTGCTCTATTTTGAGAAGATCTAAACTTCGGAGCATTAAATTTAATTTCAGTAATAGTCTCCTTTTCCGATCCATAACTAGAGTTTTGTATTACAGTTATACCAGAAATACTGCCTCCGCCTATAAGAGAGGATGAACTAAACGATTGGGAAATTAACCCAGATACATTAGTAATAGTTCCGCTACTTATTAAGTATTGAACTCTAATTAAATTACCAGAAGATAATTTTTTACCTAAAATATTGTCGCCAAAAACTATTTGATATAAACCAGTAGGATTTTCTTCTAAGAAATAAACCTTTGACGTTTCGTCTATGCCCAGGGCATCATCAGCAAGTGTAAAAGTTTCTGTAGTTATATCTGTGTTGGAAGATTGCACTGTAACCAGCATTGTAGATGTGTCTACGTCTGGATTTGGAATCTCGTATTTTTCACCTGGCCCAGGATTTCTTACTCTAAATACAAATTCTAAAGGAACACCTTCAACTATATCTACGTTATTGAAAGTGTAGCTACCATTGACTCTTTGAATAGTTTTAGCTTCAAGATTAACAAAAGTTCTTAAAGTACCATCTATTAAAGTTGTAAAAGCAGTATATCTATCTAAAGTTAAAGATGTAGGTGAGCCCGTTGGAGAAGTAACATTAAAACTTATTTTTGCTCTGGATCCTCTTACAGATCTACTAGTATATCCTAGATGTTTAGCTATAGATACAGCAGATGATCTTTTCACTGCAGAATCTAAAAACATTTCATTAATAAGCATATTGGATAAGTATGCATTATAATGCGTATTATACGATAATAAATCTAATAATACTGATAATCCAGATCCTTCAAAATCATAGTCAGAAAAAACTAGATCTCCATTACTATCTCTATAACTAGATAAAAAAGCTTTTAAATTTTGTTTAATATCGTCGAAATCTAGCTCAGAAACTCTAAGATTGGCCATTACCTTAATCTACCTAAAATTTGAGTAATTGTAATAGGAGTATCTATATTTTTTGGTGCAAAAACTATTTCCACAACCATTTCATTGTTATCTTGATTTTCTGTCAACTCTACTGATATAAGTCTAATTCTTGGTTCAAAACGTTCTAAGGTATTAATAATAGAACGTTCTGTGGCATTTCTTATAGCAGGGGTAAAATTTTCAAATAACATATGAGTTATCTGAGATCCTATTTCAGGATGAAAAGGTCGCTCATAATTTTTAGTAAGTATTAAATTCTTTACTGATGCTTTTATGGCTTCAAGATTATATTTTCTGTTTACATCACTAGTATAGGGATGTGCTTGAAAAAGTAAATCAAGATCAGAATATTCTTTTGTAATTCTATTTATAGTTGCCATTTTTATTATTTATTAACCAAAATAATTAACTAATTGATTTTTAGCAGTGAAAACGTGGTTAACCATAGTTCCAGTTTTAATCGGACTACTTACCCCAGATTTATCGTAAGAAAAATGAACCCAAGAAATAACTATAGTGCCTCTTCTTTCATATTCAAGTAATAACTGTTTATGCGGTATATTATCTCTTATCCATTTAGCTACATTAAAGTATTGTGGATAGGACATACTAGGAAATTGTAGATC